CCTAAATCTGGTGTTTCAATGTAGTGAATAGTAGCTGCTGTAGTTTGTGCAAAGCTTGAACTATCTTGATAGCCATACGGAGAAAACAGATATGTTGAGCTATTTGTTGTTGGTCCTGTCATGCCGTTAACAGTCCAGCTACTAAAGTCGTTAAAAGTTCCTATCTTCTGCCAACTAGGGCTAACAGGCCAACTTTTATATAGTTTTGTTGCAATCTCTGGAGATTCACTTGGGTTGTTTCTTCTACCTGCAAGTGTTTCAAATGCTGCAAAGTCATCTTGTACAGTAACATTAACTGAACAAGTACCATCATTGTCTATTTCTACTTGTGAATTTACACTTGTACCTCTAAATACTTCTATTGGTATCGAAGTACTAGCATCTGTAGGATCTACTATTATTAGTTTCCATACTTTAACTGAATAACCTTTCCAAGTATCTGATAACAGTATTTGGAACATTGAATCACCACTAACATCATTACCTGGTAAACCACTTAGTGATATATTTATGCCTTCTACTTCTAGGTCTGAACTTTGTGTTAAGTCTGAAACACCTAAGAAAGCACCTAAGCTTAAGAATGTTACTTGTGTTGAATCTCCTGCTAAGTCTAAACTAATATCAACAGGATAGTTTGTTAAGTAAATGCCACCATTCCAAGGGGAAGTGAACACACCATCTATATACACTAGATCATATGTTTCATATCTACTTTCTGTTAATTTTGATAATGCTGTTGTATCAGTTATTCTAGCCATTAGTCATATGTCCTATCAAATTCAAATTCTACTGAAAAGCCATAGTGTTGTACTCTACTAATATCAGCATCAAAAGTGTCTGTTGTCAAACTTACTAATACTTGTGTAGGATTAACATCTACAGGATCATTTACTGCAATTGATTCTGCTAAAGGATGTGCTAGTGTAATAGTAGCATCTCCACTACCATCTGAATCAGTACATGCTATAACAGTTTGTACATGTCCATAGTTTCTACCTAATCCACTTATAACACTTCCTGCTGGAATTGGTTCACTTGTACTAACAGGTAAGCTTTTTAGTTCTACTTGTGTTACTAAGTTACCACCACTTACATCAACAGCAGTCTTTACAGCTGGAGTCATTGTGTCATCACCATAGAAACGGAACAAATACTTTTCTGAATCTGTTCCTAGTAGACTAAACCAACAATGTTTTAAATCACCTCTTAGTGCCATTACAGCAGCATAAAAGGTTTGAAAGTTTTGTTGACTCATTGGCGGATATTGTACTGTTAATGCTTGTTTAGCATAGTTAAAGCTTCTAACATATTTCTTACCACTAAGTGCTCTACTTGTAAATGTAGGTTGTGATATACCTAAGTTTACAGCACTTGGTTTAATATGTGTGGGCCAGTTTAGTATGTTTCCTGTATATGTTAATGCCATTGTTTTTTACCTTGTTATTCCACCTAAACCTCTACGGTTTCTATTTTTGTCTATAAGAGCTACTAGAGTCTTATCATGTTGTGCTAAGAAATCTCTACCACTTTGTGTATCTATTGCTGATATTTGTGGATTGTAGTTTATAACAATCTGTCCATCAGCACTATTTAACATGTTTCTGCTATTTGCATTTGAGTGTACCATAGCTGGACCTTGTACTAGTTCTGGTCCATTCTCTCCTACAACACCTACTTGTCCTGCACCAATAGCACCACCAGTAGCAAAGAAGCCACCAAATCCAAATCTACCTAACAATCCACTTGCTATAGCACTTATTGGATTAGCACCTCTACCTATTGCTGAGCCTGCACCTGCAAAGTTAGTTAAACCTTGTAGTAATGGTTGCATTATAGTAGCTTGTGCAACTTGTGAAGCCATTTCTTTTAGTATGTTACCAAAGAAGTTCTTAAATGTTGACAGTGCATCTTTACCAGCAGCTAAATCATCTACAAACTGATCACTTAACGATTTACTAACTGAATCCATTTGCTTTTCATATGTTTCAAAAGCTTTTACAGCTTCTTTCATTTGTTCTTCTTGTGTTTTAAGAGCAGTACTTGTATTGTTAGTAGCTAGTTCTAATTCTCTATATGTACCTGTTGCAGTTTCTAGTGCATCATCTAAGTTTTCTGTTTGTTTAGTTAAGTTACCAAGTGCATCTAATGAAGCATTTGTATAATCTAAAGGAGCAGTTATTACTTTGATCATACCCTGTCTTGCTTTTTCTAATTGGGCAGCAGTGTCGACTTCATCAAAACCTTGGAAATCTATTCTTCCTGCTAATGAAATACCTTCTTGTCCAAATCTTCTTGCAATAGGATTAACAAAGCCTTCTATTTTAGCTGCCCAATTATTAATCCACTTATCTACATTATTTCCTAGATCATTGAATGTACCTACAAACAAGTTATACACAGAACCTAACATAAAGCCCCATGATCCTTGCATTACATCTCTAGCACCTGTCCATATTTGCAATATAAAGTTTACATTTGCTTTTACTAAGTCTGCTAGTGTCTTAAATCCTCTTCCTAGTATATCAATACCTTTTATAAGACCTTCAAATACTGGATTGATTATTGGCAGTGTATTATCTGCTAACCAAAATGTAAATCTTTGCCATCTAGCATTTAAATCTTCTATTAAGTCTTGGAATACTGCTGCATTCTTCTTTAAACCTTCTGGTAACAGTGCAGTATTGTTAGCTGCATCATTTACAGCATCATAGAAGCTTACTCCTGACCTTTCCATTGCTTTGAATGTGTTGAATATTTCAGGACCAGCTTTTTCACCTACTATTTTAGCAAAGTCTGCTACAGTTAGTTTACCATCTTCTACTGCGACAGCTAATGTTGCCATTAGTTCAGCAGCATTTTTAACATCACCATTAGCATCTAATACAGAGCCACCTAGTTTTTGTAACACAGCAGCATATGCCTTATTACCTTCTACACCTTGATTGACTCTTGTGCTTAACTGTCTTAATGCTCTATCAAATGTTTCTGCATTAATACCTGACTTTCTAAACATAGTATCAAGTGCTTGGAATATCTTTTCTGAATCTTTGCCTGCAACACCAAGTTTTTGCATTCTTTTTACAAGAACATCAGCAGCATCAGCAGCACCCATTATTGTAGCACTTAGAGCAGCAATAGCAGCGGTAACACCTGCAGCAGCTACACCTAATTTACCTAGTTTTCCACCTATACTACCAAATACACCACCGGTATTATCTTTAGCATTAATATCAATTGTATACTTTTGGCTCATCTTCTTCTCTTTCTTTTGAATACTTTGTCAAATGCTGGGTCGATCATACCTTTTGGAGCTTGTCTTGAATGTCCTTTTTCTAAAGGATCGATATAAGGTACTCTGTTCTTAATAATAGTAGAGGATCGATTTGATTTGCTGTTATATTTGCCAACCTTTTTCCATCCTCTACTAGCACGACCTGTATCTTTTGGTGTCTTCTTTTTTAACTCTTGGGTAAACTCTTCAAAAAGTTCATCAATATCTTCTTTAATGTCTTTTTTAAGGTTGTCTATGACTTTGGTCTTTGATGCACTCAAGTCTATTCCTCTACCACCTTTGGTTAAAAGTCTTAAACCCATTGCAATCATTGGCACAGCCATTTTAATTCCTTTGTTGATCTGCTATGTGAGTGTAGTATTCACCCCAAAGCTCTATTTCTTGTAATGACATTTCACTAACTTGTGCTAGTGTCATGTTTTTTCTGTCTGCTATAGACATTATAAAAAGGACCTCTCGATCCTTTGTTAGTTTCCCAAGTCAAAATCCTTAGTATCAGCATCCATTTCATCAATAATTCTATTAATGATCTTTGGGTCTACTGAGTTAATAAGACTTCTTTGGTCACTCTTTGTAAACAATGGCTTACCATTCTCATCTAATGCTCTAGCTTGTAGTAGTGCAGCAAATGCTTCTACCATTTTACCTTTTTGCTGTAGTTCCATTGCTTCTGACATAGTCTTTAAGCTTACAACAGGAAGGTAGTATACATCTAAATCCCATTCTTCTACATGTAGTGGACCTCTTAAAGAACCACTTGTTAATTCTCTAAAGTGCCCTTTGGCTTTTTCAATTGGTGTCATGGTGTTTTCTCCTTATAATGACAACACTATTTAGTCACAAGAATAGGGCCCAAAGACCCTATTCTATTATACTTTATTATGCTACAGTATTTTCTGTGAAAGTACCATTGCCTTGGAAAGTAAAGCTTTGTGAAGCAGTTTCATTATGTGACTGTGAATAGTCTAGTGCAGTTAATGTAACAGTACCTGTCCATTCTGCATTACCAGTTGTGTTACCTTCTGGATATAAGTTTAATGTAACACTAGAACCAGCTGTCATAGCGGTTTGACCGCTATCATCAAAGTCCCAGCGAACATCTACTGTACCACTCCAACTCTTGGAACCAATTATATGAGTATCCCAAGCATCGCCCATTGCAGAGCTGTCCATTGTTGTTACTGATTGATTGAGGGTAAATGCAGTCACAGAACCAACTGCCGTACCACCGACTGTAACAGTACCATCATTACCACGAATACGAGCCATTAGTCTTCTCCTTTGTCTTCTTCTTGATCATGATCTATGTTGACAACTTTTGGTTCTGGCTTGTCATTTACCAGTTTAAACCCATTTCGGAGTGCTCTAGCTACTCGTTCTTCGGGAATATCATGTATAGCTGTGCCATATTTCATTAGCATCATTCTGCTCCTCTTATATAATTGTAGTCTACTACTATAGTAACAGCTAAACTAGCATAAGGTCCATATTCACCTGTTTCTACTAATTCTACATTAGTTAATTTAGTATCTACTGCATTACCATTTCTAGTAGTATCTACCATTATTGCATTTTCTAATATTTCTAACAACAGATTGCGATCAGAGTCTCTAGTATTGGAGTTAACATATAAGTGCATTAGTATTTCTAACTCTCCATCAATCTCTCCGCCCATTGTTCCATATTCTCTTGATTCAGTAGCACTTTGAACATAAAGACAAGGCATAGCAGTAGCAGCAAGGTCTTCTACTATAACAGGTTCTCTTGTTACTTTTTTTATAGTTAACCTTGTAGTATCATCTTTAGTAGTGGTAACTAGAGTGTCAACTATATCAGCTACTATGCTTTCTCTTTTACTCATTATCTCCAAATCCTAGTTTGTGGAAAATCATGTATTTCATTGTTGGTAATAGTGCTGTCAGCATTACGATCATATTTAATACCAATTGAAAATTGTTCATTCATTTCTTCTTTGTACTCTGACTTGTAGTACTTCATCATTTCTTGGAAAGTATCACCATCTACTCTAAACTGTGATAGTTGAGGTAGTATATAACGATACAATGCTCTGTATAGTGTAGCATCGGTCCATTGAGCCTCTACTAATTTAGTTTCGTCCCAACTATAATCATTATATCTCTTATCATACCAAGTTGACTTAATGATATCTTTAATATCTGTTTCAGCTTTGGTAATCTGTGCGGACCAATCAGCTACACCATGATTATAAATGGAAGGCAACAAGTCTACTAGATCATTTTCTGTTGCAAATGCCATTACTTGTAACCCTTCTTCTTTTTCTTCTTATAAGCCATTGTTATATCCTTTCTAGTCCAATTTGTTAATGCTAATAGTCGTTCTTTTTCTAGTTTATAATCTATTCGCATTGTTTTATTCCTATAAGGGCATAGTGGAGACACTGTGCAAACTAAAAAGCATCCCCACTAATATTACCAATCTTAAGTTTCTACTGTGAAACCAGTTGACTGTACATGGATACCACGGTTACCATCTACAACACCTACAGCAGCCATAAGCGATGCAACAACATCCATACCAACTGCTTCTGGGCGACGACCCATTTCAATATCAACATTTCTTTGAATGCCGATTGCCATAGCATCTTTTTCGAATACTATACCATTCCATAGGTGGTCAGGAGCAGCTTCGTCAACAGTAATGTAAGCAGACTGATACATTTCAACACCAGCTATAGTACCTACATAACCATTTCTCATTGCTTCATTCTGTGCATCACTAGCAGCAAAAGAAGAACCAGTAAGTTCAGTTAATAGTGCATAAACCTGCTCTGGGTGGAATACACCTTTAAGTGGACCCATTACACCAGCACCACGAAGAGTAGCAGCAGCTTTAAAGATGTCATTAACCTTTAGAAGGTTGTTAGTACCACTACCAGCAATAGCTGTGTGAGTAGTAAAGTCATCAAATAGTGCAGTTACATCTTGGTCGAACTTCTTAGCAACACTCTTACCTAATTGGTTACCAACAACCATAGGATCGATACCACCAAGGTCTCTTAGGATAGTGCGAGCAGCATATAGACCAACATTCATTGTAACTGAAGTATCGGTTAATGCATTTGAAGTAAAGTCATCAGCACCAAAAGCAGAACCTGAGATATCTTTCTCAGCAGCACTTGCTTGGTCGATAACAGGAACCTGAAGAACACTGGAACCTGCAGGTACATTCTGCATTCCAATTATTCCACCAGGAAGATAAAGAGATGATTCCTGTGCAGCATAAACAGCTTCAGCACGGGTATTAACCATCAAGCTTTCTAAGTTAATTGCGGAGTTATTAGCCATTTCATTATATCCTTTCTATTAGCCTTTGTCCAAACCTTAAATCTTGCCAGTTCGCTTTAGTTCAGCATACTTAGCACGATCCGCAGCTTTTGTTAAATCCAATTGAGATATATCAAATTGTACCTCACTTAGATTTGCAGTGTTGCCACTGCTACCAGTACCGGCTTTACCAGCACTTCTAAAGTATGGATTCTCATTAACAAAGTCTTCTACTAGTCTGTCAATAGTATATGGTTCAGCAGTATCAGTATCATATCGAACATTACCATCGCCATCTATAACAACTGGATTCCCAGTTTCATCTAATTTAATCTGACCTCTTAATAGTTGTGCAACATGATCTGGATTAGTAGTTTTAAGTCTTGCAGCAGCACTTTGTAATGTACCATCTAACTTAACTCTTTCTAATTCTGATCTAAGTATTCCAACTTCAGAATCATACTTGTCTTTTTGTTGCTTAAGCAATTTGTCAAATTCTTCTCTCTTCAAAAGACGGTCATTTTCAGCCTTCTCTTGTTGAGCTTTTAACTCGTGGTATTCCTCGAGGTTAATACCTTCGAATTTTTTACCAGCTTGAGCAACTCTTTTAGCTACTATGGCATTTAATTCTTCTTGAGTAAATGTCTTAACAGCTTCCTGGGTATTGGTATCGCCTTGATTCAGATCATTTCCAGTTTCATCTGTCGGGCTAATAGGTTCCATGTTATCCGTCATGTCGGCTACCTCCTAATTACATGGTGTTTAGTACAGCAGGGAGTCTACTGTTACCTTTTATTTAGCCATGTGTATAACCAAGAGCAGCATATCTTTCATGATCCTCTTGACTATTGGCTATATATTCATTACCTTCTGCATCATACATAGTATGTGGCTGGAATGGTTCTACTACAGTAGCTTCCATAGCAGCTAGTAATTGATTCATTTCTTCTTCATCTCTTACTATTAGCTTTACTATTTCTTTTTCAGCCCACTCTTTGTATACAGGGTTTTGAATTATCTCTAAGCTATGCTTAATGATTTCTTGTGCTAACTGTGGATCTCTTGTATCAAAATGATGTGAGTATTCTACTTCTACAGTATTGTTTAAGTCCATCCAATCACACCATAATGCCCATATTTTAGTTTCAACTTCATTTATAGTATCACTTAGATCACCTAGTTTAGCATTTAATAACTGTCTTTCTGTTTGTAGTGCAACACCACTCATTGCAGTCTTTTGTGCTCTTACTGCTGTTAAGTGTGTCATTGTGTTAATTGATTCTACATCATGTTCAATAGCTTTTATAATACTATCTATTGAAGCACCACTTGGTTGTAGTAAGTAAGGCTTATGACCAGGATCTAAATCATCAGGTATTGATATAATAGCTCCTGCTCCAGCCTCTGCTGTTGCTTGTGGAGTCTTTACTAGTACAGGATGGTTTGATATTCTAATGTTCTGTTCTAGTTCACTTAGCTTATTGTATATTGATCTTTGTATGTCAGCAACATCACCTAATATTGAAACACCACACTCATATCCTGGCATTGGATTTGGCATTAGTGTTATAAAAGGTACTTTACCTAGTGTGTTAATATATTCTTGTTGTGATTTTATGCCTGTATATTCACCAGTAGTTTCATCTATTTCAACTGTAGTAACAATAACAAACTCTGGGTACCATTCTTTTAACAGTGCTTCATCTTTACTAGAGTATTCAAGAGTCTTTACATATGAAAGATACTTTGAACCATTTGGATTTGTTTCATAATTCCAATCTAAAACATTCTGTGGAGTGTACATACATAGATAAGGTCTATACCCCATTTCTAGTTCTTCTGCTGCTGATTCTGCATAGTAAGCAGGCTTATCAACTAATATCCAAACTTGTCCTAATACCATTGCCCAATCTAGAGCATTCTTTAGGTATGAATCAATTGATTGTCCATTAAGATCTGCATCCTTTACAAAGCTTTCTACAAATGGATTGTTTTCTAATGGTCCATATTGTCTACTTGGAGGATTCTTCCAAATATATGATCTGTATATGTCTACTGTTGTTTTAACATGATTGTCTAATGGAGTAGAATCTAATCTCTTCTTATATGCATCAAATGGTGCATCTTGTTCACCCCAATATGTGTGTAAATACTCACCATCACGATATTCCTTACCACCAAGATAACTGTCATAAAGAAAGTTCCATCTTTTTAGGTAATTCTGTCTTATAGGATGTTTATTGTTTAGCTTTTCTATGCTCATAGTAGAATGTCCTTGTTCGTCTTATTTAGTCTCTTAATATGCACCAAAGTAATCAGGTTTAGATCTCTCTAGAGTAGGAGTTTTAATTGGTAGTAGTTGCCATATCAAATAACCTAGTGCATCATTCATATGGTCATATCCACTTTCTTTATCAGGTATTTGTGTACCTTCTTTATAGCTTTGCTTGTTTAGGCATGCTATTAGGCTTTTACACCTTTGTGAGATTCTCAGTCTAGTAACACCTTGTGCATTAAGGAATGCTGCATTAACACTATTGATTCTATCTCTAACAGGTGGATTCTTTGTGCCTACTTTAACATCAAATCCTTGTTGCTTTAGTATCTTAAGGTCAGTTGTTCCTGTAGTTGATCTATGTCCTGCTGAAGCATCTGGATATACTGTAATAGGATTCTTTGGATATCTGTTTCTTATTTCTTCACACATTTCTAGTGTGTTACTACCATGTATTTCAATTTCATCAAATACCCATATACCCTTTTTATCAATAATAGAGATAGCAGCAGTAATAGGTGACACATTGTAGTCCATTCCTACATGTAGTCTAGTTCTTTCATCTATAGTAGATTCTAGTTTAGAGAATGTTTTGTCTGTATCAAAGTTATAATATATGATGCCTGAATATGTTTCAAAGCTTGCCATATACTCTTGTCTAAATGTTCTTTCATCTAGGTCTTCTTTAGCAGCAAGTATTTCTGATTCGGGAACATTACCTCCTTCAATAGTAGTAAACTGCCATGATTCCCAATCTTCATAATCCATTTGACCTCTATCATACAAATCTTTTGCCCAATTAGCTACACCCTTAGGAGTACCGATAAACAATGCATGTCCTTGTCTATCTGATAGTGCCGGTCTAACAGCTTCTGTCCATGTTTCTGGAGCAATGTCTGCAAATTCATCAAACACAACAAAGTCAACACCAAGACCTCTTATGCTGTCATATGATTCAGCTGATCTAAGTGTTATTGTTGAATTGTTTACTAGTGTAATACACAGTTCTGATTCATTTACTTTCTTGATCCATTTTAAGTTTGAAAGTCTTTGTTTTAATTCTTTCCATACAATACTTTTAGCTTGTCTGTAACTTGGAGCAATATACAGTATTTCTTTATTAGGGAATCGAGCAAATTTAGCAAGTTCTCGGATAGCTAGGAATGTTTTACCAAATCGTCTTCCACCTATAAGAACTCGAAATCTAGCTTCTGAATTACCTACAATAGATTGTCCTTTACTAAGTGGCATTTGGATCATCCTTATCATCTAAGTTGTCATATGCTTCTTGTACTTGTGCCTTTTGAATGTCATCTGTCCAAGGCAGAACAGTAACATTATTATCTTCTTGTTGGCTATCTGATTGACCCAACATATTCTTACCTAACCATATAAGAAGGGTAGCATTACCATCTATGGCATGCTTAAGCTGTGCAGCTCTTAACCTTTGCTTGGTTTCTGCTTTTGCTTTTTTAATAACTTCCTTAAAGTTATAGCTTAAAGTATTATCTGATATGCCAAAAAAGTCTGCTATTTCAACATTTGTACAATGTAATGCTGCTAACTCTGCTACTTGTGCTGTACTAATTACTTTCTTTTGATCA